CACAAGACGGCGGACAATAACGAGGTCAAGCGCTTCGGAGACTCCTTCCTGTTCATCCGTGGAGCAGCAAGTTCCAACGCCCCAATATCAATCCCATGTGACCATTTAGTACATGACGAGGTTGATTTCTGCGACCAGGAAACGCTAAGCCAGTACACGTCACGCCTGACGCATTCCAAGTGGAAGCGGACGACGAAGCTGTCTACCCCGACGCTGCCGGGGTTCGGCGTCGACAAGGACTTTCAGGGCTCGCGCAGGCACTGGAACCTTGTCAAGTGCAACCACTGCGGTGAGTGGTTCATGCCGGACTACTACAAGCACGTCAAAGTGCCTGACTTTTCCGGCGATTTGCGCGAGATCAACAAGCAAACCTTGACCAAGATCAAATGGGAAGAGGCATTTCTGTTCTGCCCGCACTGCGGCAAGGAACCCTCGCTGCAGCCCGAGCATCGGGAGTGGGTTTGCGAAAATCCGACCGAGAATCACGTCTGCGCTGGCTATCAGGTCACGCCTTTTGACGCGCCGAACATCATCAAGCCGTCGTACCTCATCAAGGCGAGCACGACCTATGACCGGATTCAGGACTTTCAGAACTTCAACCTTGGTTTGCCGGCTGAGGACAAGGAAGCGACGCTGACACGGGACGACTTCGAGGGGGTTTTCATCCGCGACTTCCCAGGATCGGCCTACGCCTACGTGATGGGCGTCGACGTCGGCAACATCTACCACTTTACCGTGGGCGCCGTCGATGCGTGGGGCGACATCTTCGTGGTGCACACCGAACAAGTGCCAATGGGGCGGGCGAAGGCACGGTATTTCGAGTTGCGGCAGGAATACCGTGTGGTTTGTACCGTCATCGACAGCGGCCCCCACGCGGAAACTGTCATGTCGATTCAGGAACAGGATTTCAACTGCTACGCCAGCGTCTATATGCGCAGCCGCAGTGTGCTGACCCACACGGTTGTCGAGAAAGAGGACAAACCGGACGAAGGGCAGGCGTTTTTGCGGCAGGTAAACGTTAATCGCAGCCGCGCTTTCGATGCTTACATGAACTTTATCCGTGAAAATCACCTGAAAATCAGGGAATCCGAGGAAAAAGAGTCCATTATCCTGCACCACACCGACATGAAACGGGTCAAAGTCTATGACAACGACAGCGGGGAAATGCAGTATTCATGGCAGAAATCGACCGGCGTCGACCACTACCACCACAGTTTTTTGTATATGTGGGTCGCCGCGAAGATAAAAGGGGTGGGCAAGACCCTTGTCACACTGCCAACCACCCGCATTTTCACCTTCAGAAACAGGCAGGAGATATGACCCATACCAACTACCCGCGCTTCCCCACTTGGACGACGCCATTCTAGGAGTCACTGATAGTAGAGAACTCGTCTATTCCGGCGACCGCATTCTCGACCTACTTGCCAAACGCGAACTCTTGTCCAGAGACGAAGCCCAGGAATACTTCAGCATGAAAGTGCGCCCGCTCTACGAAGGACCGATTGTCATGTGGGAAAGGTTGGATGTGACACTTTACTAACTTGGGAAGCAATGGTATAAGCGTTAAAACTCCATCCGCCGACGCCAATGCTGCCCAAGTTCTTGTCATTCCTGAAGCGCTCCAAGGGCATCTCCGCCGAGGTAGCGTCACCGCTGCCCCCGAAGCGTCTGCCACGGGATCAGGTCGCGGTCACGTCGTACCTGAAGACAGCGAAGCCGTCAGAGTCTAATTCACTCCCGCAGACTGACCGCCGCCTCGCCAACACCGACACGCTGACTTACCGCAATGGCGCGGACACCCGCACCATTATCCGTGACTTCGCTGCTGCGTCCCCGGACATCAGCGCGGCAGTCAATGCCGCGCTCAGAACCGCGATCACCAGTTCGTTTACGGCGGTCGCCTACAATCTGGATGGCACCGTCAACGTCGAGGGCACCGCTCTCGCGCAGCAACTGGTTGCCAGCTTCAACTTCCTCTCGAACTACCAGGCCGGCTACGCCGACCGCAACTCCTTCCAAAGCAATTCCGAAAGCCTTGGCAAGGAACTCATGATGTACGGCGCCTGCTCGCTTGAGTTGGTGCTCGACAAGACGCGGCTGCCGGAACGCCTGCAACCCTTGTCCGTGGTGCCGATCAAGTTCTATCCGACTGACGGCGGCGACCGCCTCAAGCCGATGCAGGAAATTGGCGAGTCCAAGGTTGATCTCGACATCCCGACCTTCTTCTACATCTCGGTCGATCAGGACTTGCTGGAACCGTACTCGGCGTCGCCGCTGGAGCCGGCGCTGCAGGCGGTGTTGTTCTCCACTGAGTTCATGAACGATCTCAGACGGGTCGTCAAACGCGCCATCCATCCTCGCGTCACTGTCACGATCAACGAGGAAAAATTCCGCAAGGGCGTGCCGCTGGAGTTCCAGAACGATCAGCAGAAGATTGCCGACTATATGGCGTCCGTGGTCAGCGAGATCGAAAGCAAGATCAACGGGCTGAAGCCTGAAGACGCGCTGATTATCTTCGACACCATCGGCGTCGAGGTGGTCGACCACGGCAATACCAACCTCAGCAATGAGTGGGATACGCTGCAGAACATCGCCAACAGCAAGTTGGCGACAGGCACCAAGGCGATGCCGACGATCCTGGGGCATGGATCAGCATCTGCTAATATAGCATCCGCCGAAGCGCTGCTGTACATGAAGACGGCAGACGGCCTGGTCCGCCAGAAACTCAACGAACTCTACAGCCGCGTCATGACCTTGGCTGTCCGCCTCTACGGCGTCGACTGCTACGTCGAGTTTTCCTACGAAGACATCGACCTGCGCCCGAAGAACGAAGTCGAGGCGTTCAAGGCCATGAAGCAGAGCCGGGTACTCGAACTGCTTAGCCTTGGCTTCATGTCCGACGAGGAAGCCTCGATCATGCTGACCGGCAAGCTACCGGCCAAGGGTGCTCCGAAACTCTCGGGCACCGGCTTCCGCGCCAACACCTCGGTACAGCCTGCGGGCACCGGCTATAACGGCGCGACGAACAGCGGCAGCACAACGAATCAGACCCTGAACCCCGACACGCCAACTGGCGGCGCCCGTGGCGGCAACAAGAAAGCGGACGGTGTGGCGGACATTATCAGGTTCGGCTAGAATGTCAGAAATAAAAAAGAGGAAGTATTGTGAGTGACAACGAGGTGCTAGGGATCATCTTGAGCCGACTCAACGACCAGGACAAGACCCTTGATGAGATCAAGGGGAACCAGGCGGAGATGTGGGGCAAGTTGGATACACACATGCAGATGGAGGCGGAAGTTAAGCCTTCAATTGATGAGTTGATTGCAGTGCTGAACGGGTCGAAATTGATCGGGCGCCTCGTGATCTGGACCTGCTCCCTTGCCGGGGCGGTGTGGGCTGCGGTGGCGTGGGCACGCGACCACATTGACGTGAAGTTGTAAACGTGGGGGGCGGCAATCTGCGCCACCTCGGGCTGATTGCCACATTAGGTAGATGGAGAAGGTTCTGGCTGACGTGGCGTTGGTTGAAGTACCCGTTTGTGAAGGAAGAGAAGTGAGCACGCTGATTCAGATTCTCCTGTTCTTCATTCCCCGGTTCATTACCGAGGACGTGGCGGTTGCGCTGCGCCCTGACGGCGACTACGACCTTGTCTGTGCAATGGAAGACATCGACTACGAGGCCGGTGAACACTATGACGGAGTCGTTACCATTGAATCGTTCACGTTCCTAGGCTGGGCGTGGCCGGTTGGGCTGTCAAGCCGGGTTGAGATGGATGTGCGTCCGTGGCCGGGGGCAGCACAATGACACTATTACCGGACTGGAAACAGGTCATCCGCAAGGCATGGTCGGTAAAGTTCATGGTTCTCGCCGCGCTGCTCTCTGGCTGCGAGGCTGCGGTGTCAATTCTTCAGCCAGCAATCGCTGAGTCGTTGCCCCCTGGTGTCTTTGCCTCGTTGGCCGGGTTGGTTACAGCGGGCGCATTGGTCGCTCGCGTGCTGGCGCAGACGGAAGCAGCGACGGAAGTTGAAGATGCAAGCCCTGAGAAATAAGGTAGTCAAAGGGGCGGGCGCAATCGCCATTGCTACAGTATTGGTCGCCGCTGCGGAAGGGCTGGTTCTCCAGACTTATCCAGATGTAGGTAACGTTCCTACTTACTGCTACGGCGAAACCAAGGGCGCCGAATGGGGCAAGACCTACACAAAAGAGCAATGTGATAAACAGCTTTCTGCTCGGTTGGTTGAGTTCAACGAAGGCGTCAATTCCTGTGTCACGGTTGATCTGCCTGATACGCGCCGCGCTGCTCTGGTATCTCTTTCGTACAATATTGGCGTTAACGCATTTTGCAAATCGACCGTGGTTCGTAAACTGAACGCTGGCGACGTGCAGGGTGGATGCGATGCGATGCTGATGTGGAATCGCGTAAAAGGCATTGAATGGCGCGGCCTGACCAATCGCCGGCAAAAGGAGCGCGCGCTATGCCTTTCCTGATTTCGCCCACCATCATGGCGGTAGTCATCGCCTGTCTGCTGCAAGCGGCATCGCTCGGGTGGGGCTTCTACCAGTCAGGACGCGCCGATCGCGCCGAGGCGAAGGCGACGACCTGCGCCGCAAAGCATGAAGCATTCGTCGCCCAGGTCGACGCACAAGGAAAACTAGCCAAGGAAAAGGCCAAAACCACCGAAGAAACCCGAAGGAGAACTGCCGATGAAACCGCTCGCGGATGGGCTGCTGCCCTTGATGTTGTTCGCGCTGATGCTGCTCGCCGGGTGCGCGCCGCAGCCGGTGCAGGTTCCGGTAGCCGTGGATTGCCCGCCGATCCCGCGCCTGGACAGCCGAATGCTGGCGCCGACACCGACGCAATACCTGCTCCCGAAAGAGTTGCAGCGGACTGCGCCGAAACCACGCTGACGGCCAATTATTTGCAGGGCTACATCGAGGAATTGAAATGAACGAAACCCGCCGCGCCGCCCTGAGCCAGATCGCCATATCGGTTGATTTCGCCCGTACTCAGGTTGAAGACGTTCTCGCTGCCGAGCGAACCGACGTGCAAGCACTCCCGG